CAGTGGTCACTCGCTGACATCAATACCGCTTTACAACTAATAGCAGAAAGGAATGGACATGGCTGAAAGAGTAACGGTTAAGATCCAACCTGACGCTAGGGATTTGAGAAATCTTTACAAAGCATTTCGCGAAATGGATGAAGGTTCAAAAAACGCTTTGAAGGATGAAGTTACCTCTATCAGCGTATGGTCAGCAACTGAATTGCAATCAAGTTACACAATGAATCCAAAACCAAAACAGGCTCAAAAGGTTGCAGCTACAATCCGCGCCAATAAAGACCGAATACCAAATGTGACTATCGGTGGCAATAAACAGCGATTTAGCGGTGGGGCAGTATCTGGCCAAGTATTATTTGGCTCGGAGTTTGGTGGCCCAGCACCTTTTGCTAATGGTGGTCGTAGATTCCCAGAGCGATCCGATCGAGAAGGTCGAGGAAACATTGGCTATGGCATTTTCAAAAAATTAAAAGACATCCAACCTCGACTTACCAGTGAATGGAAAGACGCGGTAAAGCGTCATGTCATAAAGAAATGGGATGAAAATGGCTGACGTTAGAACGCTCAAACTCAATCTATTGGCAGATGTAGATCAATTTAGTCGAAGCCTTGATCGCGCTGATAATCAAGCGAAAGGTTTTACAGGCAATCTTAAGAAGTACGGAAAGATTGCAGCTGGTGCTTTTGTAGCTGCTGGCGCGGCGGCTGGAACTTATGCTATTAAGTTAGGCATAGATGGCGTGAACGCGGCGATTGAGGACGAGCAAAGTCAAAAAACTTTAGCCAAAACATTAAAGAACACAACTGGCGCAACTGATGAACAAATTAAATCAACTGAAAAATACATAACTAAACAACAATTAGCCTTTGGTGTATCCGATACTAAACTACGCCCGGCACTTGGCAATTTAGCCCGAGCCACAGGCGATGTCACCAAGGCTCAAGATCTTACTAACTTAGCAATGGACATTAGTGCGTCTACCGGCAAAGATCTTGAAACCGTATCGCTTACCCTTGGCAAGGCTTATGACGGTAACTTTGGTGCGTTAAAAAGATTAGGCATTCCTTTAGATGAAAGCATAACTAAGTCTGGCGATTTTAATGTGGTACAAGCCGAATTAAGTAGATTATTTGGTGGCGCAGCAGCTGCAAACACCGAAACTTACGCTGGAAAATTAGACATTTTAAGAGAGCGATTTAGCGAAATACAAGAAGGTCTTGGCCAAAAGTTGTTACCTAAACTAACCGACCTTTTAGACATTGTTATTAAAGTATCAAAAGCCTTTAGCGGCGAGGATCCTGATGGCCTTACTAACCGCGCCCGGGAACTAGCTGGCGAAGTCAATGACGGTGGCGAATACAGTTTGGGTCGAAGTTTGGTTAATTTAGTTGATGCCTTTAAGACAATGTTTGGGGCATTAACCAGCAGTGAAGCATCCACAGGTTTAACTAATTTAGAAAAAACTGCCAACGCATTTAACAACATTGCAACCGCCATTACAAACATCTCGGATGCTTATTCTAAGTTAAAACCTTTTACGAAGTTTTTGCCGAGTGAATTTATTAAGAGCAAAATCTGGGATGCTTTAACAAACGATCCAGCAAAAGCGGCTGGTGGCTCGGTAATGGGTGGCAAGGCTTACACCGTTGGCGAGTTTGGCCCTGAAACTTTTGTGCCAAATGGCTCGGGATCTATCCGCCCTAATGGTGGGCTTGGCGGTAACGTGACAATAATCATGAACGGTGTCATTGACGGTGAGTCAGCTCGCAGAAGCATTGAGAAGTTACTCCAAGATTCATCACGCCGAACAGGTGCGATCAATCTAGTCGGGGCTACATTGTGACAACGTATGACCCGTATCCGACTGTCACTTTTGCAGGGGCTACAACTTACGCCGATAACACGATCTCATCTATCTCAATCCGCATGGGCCGCGATGATGTAACCACACAACCGCAACCGGGTTTCGCATCCATCAGACTTTGGACAGATGCTAGTGAGCCATTGAGTGTGGCCTTAAGTCAATCGGTATCGGTATCCATTGACAAGGGAACATCAGGCACACAAGAAATCTTTGCTGGCATCATTTCAGACATTGACATTAGCCTTGAGCAGTACGGATCAGAAGGCTCAATCGCCATCTACCAGATCACAGCCGTTGGACCGCTTTCGCAGCTGAACCGTCACTTGGTAGGTGGCTCAAACTATGCCAAAGAGTATGACGGCACAAGAATCCTAAACATTCTTAGTGAAGCATTCCTGCAATCATGGGCAGATTTAAGCTCGACAATCACATGGAACGACCTGCCATCTGAAACTACTTGGGCCAGTTACGATGCCACCAATGTGGCCTTAGTCAATAACTTGACTGCCAATGTAGATGTGCCGGGTGTTTATGAATTGATGGCATACTCCGATGGGGAAACCGATGCCTACACGTTGGCCACCAACGCAGCCAATTCGGGGCGTGGTGTGCTTTGGGAAGGTGGTGATGGCGATCTGCACTATGACGATTACTCCAGCCGATCCACTGCGATTCCACTAACTCTTACAGCTGATGACATTCTGGCAGGTGGACTACGCACCGCCGCACAATGGGGCGAAATTGTAAATGATGTGAATGTGACATACCGGGCAGGTACTGAAAACGCCAGAGATGAAAACTCGATTATCCAGTATGGACAGTTATCAGGATCACGCACGACTCAACTACATGATGCGTCAGCTGCCTTGTCACAGGCTCAAGATTTCCTAGAATCCCGGGCATACCCAAGAATGTACCCAGAGCAGATAACAATCCCTTTACACTCACCAACCGTCAGCGATGCCACTAGGGATGCCCTAGTAGCCGTCTACAACGGTTTAAGAGTAGACACCTCGGCATTGCCAGCAGTCTTTGGAACTACCTTTGACGGCTTTGTTGAGGGTTACACATGGAACTTGACCCGATACACCGCCGAATTGGCTTTAACCTGCTCGGCATACTCTGAAACTTACTTGAGTATTATCTGGGATCAAATACCACCAACTACAACGTGGGCAGGGTATACTCCAACTACACAAGAATGGAATGATTTATAATGGCAACAACGACCAACTACTCTTGGAGTACGCCAGACAATACGGCGTATGTCAAGGATGGCGCATCGGCGATTCGTACTCTTGGCAGCTCGGTTGATACCACCCTTTACACTGCCTTGGGTGGCGCTTACCCGGGCTTGCGTTTAATCAAAAAACAAACTATTGGGTCAGCAGTTTCATCGGTTATTGTTACTAGTGCTTTTAGTGCGACATACGCAAATTATTTAATTGCAGTGAGTGATGTGGCGTGTTCATCGGCAAATGATTCAATCGGCGTACAAATGAGAACTGGATCAACCACATCGACAACACTATATAATTTTGGCCTTATTTATGTAACTTACGCCGGAACTGTGAGTAATTCAGTAATTTCAAATGGTGCATCATGGAACAACGTAGGTCGTGGTCTTAGTGCTACTGATAAAGTAAGTTTTGGTTTTGATTTGTTTTCACCATTTTTAGCAAGCAAGACCTTGATTGCGGTTAAAGGTACGACAGGTTCAGATTTAACGGGTATCTCCACAGGTTTTCATAATACAGCTACAAGTTATGATCAGTTTGTTTTAAATTCCTCATCAGGCACAATGACTGGTGGCACAATTTATGTTTACGGATATGGAGCAAGTTAATGGCAACCGCAAAAACAAAAACAGCAAGCAAGCCTTTAATCCAAATTGATGATGAAGTGCGCGAAATGACTGACGAAGAATACGCGGTATATCAAGAAACCGAAGCCGACAATATTCCAATAGTGATTGAATAATGACATTCCTTACTTGGTTTGCACATAGTCCCATTGCATCATTTATTAAAGTATTTGGTGCAGGTGTGCTTGGCTGGTTGCTCGTGAACGCTGACACACTTGGCATACACCCGGCATTAACCATTGGCTTAGTTTCGGCATTACCGATCATCATTAACTGGCTAAATCCAGAGTATGACAATTACGGCAGGGCCAACTTAGATGAAACCGATTAAATCAGGCATTGTTTCATTTCCCTACGGGGCTAAATACAAAACTGGTGGCATTCATAAAGGCATTGACTACCGGGCAACTATAAACACACCAGTAGTAGCTGCAGTGCCGGGTGTGGTCGTACATGCTGGCAAGCACATCTACAAAAAAGGCTGGGGATACGCCTTTGGTATTCACGTCATAGTTGATAATGATGCCTTTGAGGACGGCACAGCAGGCCTGTGGGCAGGTTATTGCCACCTCAATGGAGTAACTGTGTCAGTTGGCCAGAGAGTACGTCAGGGCCAATTAGTGGGCGTATCAGGCAACACAGGGCGATCTACTGGCCCACATCTACACTTCCAGATCCTTGCTAGTCGTACTTGGAATCCAATCAAATTTCGTAACCCTGATAAATGGATAAAAGCATGAGCCAATATATAAGCCGCAAGTCAGATGCATCATCTAGAATTCCTACACAATCCTTACAGGGTGATGTGTGGAGTACCTTAGAAGTAGATGGCCTGTATTCGGTTATTCCCAATGCAGACTCATCCACCGGGGCTTTCTTTGCTGCCTACCTAAACATCAAAACACCTAAAATTGGTGGGGCATCACAGCTGACAATCAAGTGGGTCAGAGATCCTAAAGGCATAAATGATGCAACTGGATACCAGACAATCAACCTCAATAAAGGCGGCACTACCTTTGTCAAAGATGTCTGGATTTTCCAATCAAAGAAAGGCCAGCCAGTGGCATTGATGATGAAGCCAAATGGCAAAGCCACTATTACTACACGCGAAATTAAGTTGGCCATCTCATGAGTCAGTTAATCAATGCCGGGCAACTTGCGGCAGCTCTTATTGCGATCCTTACCCTTGTTGGAATGCTGGTCAAATGGGGCATAGTCAAGCCCATAAAGGCCTACATTGACACAATGACCTATGCCATCCAGCCTTATGCCAATGGCGGGAAATCCTTACCAGACTTGATAAATAAAGTAGATGCACTACATCTAGTGGTCCAAAACCACATAGACACAAGGCATGACACGCCTGTTTTCTCAAAGTGCTTGTGCGAGTCCTGCCTAACGTGCTAAAACTATTCATGTGAGCGCCAAGGCTTACAACTAAGAATAGGAAATCAGGGCATGACAATAGCAATCCTTTTTTATTGTGCAGTTTTATTTGGCTTAGGTG